GAGTTTGCAAAGGCGATTGAAGACCTGCAAAAACGCTCGCCACAGCAGCAGCCGGATCAAACCCCGCCGGGCAGCGCGAGCGCAGGCTGATCTGGCCGCTGGCGGCATTGAGGTGGTGCGGGGTGGCGAGCATGGCGCACTCCAGTTCGTTGAGGTTATGGGCTTGCCGCCCGGTGCCTCGCATCATTCCCGCCCGCTGCCCCGCGCGCCAGCCCCCAGGGCGTTTTGACAAGGCACCTTAGCTGGGCACATCGCGCGCGCGCAGCGACCATGGCTGCATGCCAAGCGCCACACCCCAGCCCGCAGCTCAGCCCTCTGCCCAGGCCGCAGACCGCCAACTCAGCCCCCATTTCTGGCTGTCTGAGTTCACCGACTCCCAAACCGCATCCCGCTTGGGTCTTGCCAACGTGCCGGGCCCGGTGGCGCAAGCCTGGCTGGGGCACCTGGCTACGGTGCTGGAGCAGGTGCGCACCCTGTGCGACAACCGGCCATTGGTGATCAGCAGCGGCTTTCGCAGCCCTGATCTCAACCGCGCGGTGGGCGGCGACCGTGCCTCTGCCCACCTGGAAGGCCGCGCAGCGGACTTCACCGTGCCCGGTCTGTCGCGGCTGGAGGTGTGCCGCCGCATCATGTTGGCGGGCGTGCTGCCGTTTGACCAGCTGATCTTCGAAGGCACCTGGGTGCATTTGGGCATTGCCCGCGCCGGAGAGCCCATGCGCCGCCAAGTGCTCACCGCCATCTTCACCCCCGGCCAGAAAACCCGCTATGTGTTTGGCCTGCCGCGTGATGAGCGCGGCAGCGCGTGAATTGAGCCGCCCACCCGCCTAGTGTTTTGAGCCCCGCTGAGGGCCTTTTTCTTTGACCCATTTGTGTGAGAGCCACCCACATGCCTGCAGCCAACCTGCCCACCGTTGCACCCCAACCCAAACCCCTGCTGGCCAGCCGCACGCTGTGGTTCAACGCCGTGGCCTTGGCGCTCACGGCGGCCGAGAGCCAGTTGAACGTGGTGCAGCCGCTGCTGCCGGTGAACGTGTACGCCCTGGTGGCCTTTGTGCTGCCGGTGGTCAATGGCGTGTTGCGGCTGGTCACCAGCCAGCCCTTGGCTCAGCCCACGCTGCCCACGCTGCCCGACACGAGCGAGACCCACCCGGAGCGGAGCGACAAGCCATGAACTTTGCAGACCCCAGCACCTGGGTAGACCTGGGCCACAAGCTCTTCACGCTGGCCTTGGCTGCGGCTCTATGGCTGCGCAAACCCGGAAACGACGCCATGGAAGCCCTGGGCCAGCACAAAGCCGAGCAGGCCGAGCACAACAACCAAGTGCGGCACCGCGTCACGGTGCTGGAAGAGCACGCCAAGCGCACCCCCACCGATGCCGACGTGGCCGAGCTGCGGGGCCTGGTGGCCGGGCTCAGAGAGGCCGTGGAGCGCAACACGACCCAAATGGCCCGCGTCGAGAACTTCTTACTGAACCGGGGGAATTGATGGCCACCTTTGCCCAAGCCCAAACCGAAGACCGCCGGCTGACCGTTTTGCGCGGCTTGGCCGCTGCGGTGCAGTACCGCGCCAATGCCTTTTTGCTGCGCCGCTTTGCTGACGCGGTGGGCCATGTGGTCAGCGCCGACACCATTGCCGCTGACCTGGCTTGGCTGGCCGAGCAGCAGCTCGCCACCACCACCACGGCCGAAGGCGTGACCGTGGCCACGCTCACTGCGCGCGGGCTGGACGTGGCCGAAGGCCGTGCCCGCGTGCCCGGTGTGGCGCAGCCGCAGCCAGGTTTCTGAAGGGAGCAAGCAGCACCATGCCGCCCGTCTCCAAAATTGCCAGGTTTCCCGACCACATCCGCAAGTGGCTGCATCAGGCGCTGGTGGAGCGTGCCTTTGGCGACATTGTGGAAATCACCGCCGAAGTGAACACCATGCTCCAGGAAGCTGGCTTGGAGGAACGCGTCGGCAAATCAGCCGTGGGCGAAGAGAGCAAGAAGCTGCGCCGCGCGGTGGAGTCCATGCGGGCCACCACCGAAGCGGCCAGGGCGTTCAATGAGGCCGCAGGAGACGATGCCGACGTGGTGGGCCGCGCCTCCATGGCGATGGTGCAAGACGAAACCATGCGCATCCTGCAAGAAATTCGCACCGCTGAAGCCATCACAGACCCGGTGGAGCGCCTGGGGCTGATGGGCGATGCCGCGCTGACGCTGACCCGCCTGTCGCGCGGCAAGGTCTATCAAGCGCGCTGGCAGCAAGAGGTGGACGAGCGCGCCCTGGCCGCTGCCGACGCTGTGGCCAAGATCACCAAGCAGGGCGGGCTGACGGACGCGCAGCAAAACGAAATCCGCGCCCGTATTTTGGGTATCACCAAACCGCCGGCCAAGCCGGCCGCCGGAGGTTGAGATGAGTACTTCACCCAAGCGCCGTGTCGCTCCCGCGCCCCTGGCCCTGCTCTCGCCCGGGGCGCCTGCGGACGCCCCGCCACCCGTGCTGCTGAGCTACCAGCAGCGCTGGCTGGAAGACGACTCGCAGCTCAAGGTGATGGAAAAAAGCCGCCGCACCGGCATGACCTGGGCCGAGGCGGCAGACGATGTGCTGATCGCCGCCAGCGAGGGCGGCAGCAATGTGTTCTACATCAGCGCCAACCAAGACATGGCGCGTGAATACATTGAGGCGGTGGCCATGTGGGCCCGCGCCTTCAACTACGTGGCCAGCCAGATTGGCGATGGCATTTACGACGACGGCAAAGACCCCGAGAGCGGCAACCAGCGGCTCATCAAAACCTATGAGGTGAACTTCCCCGGCACCGGCCGGCGAGTGGTGGCGCTCTCCAGCCGGCCCACCAATTTGCGGGGCAAGCAGGGCGTGATCGTGATTGACGAAGCTGCCTTCGCGCCCGACCTGGCCGCGCTGCTCAAGGCCGCGCTGGCCATGCTGCTCTGGGGCGACAGGGTGCGCATCATCAGCACCCACGATGGGGCTGACAACCCGTTCAACGAACTCATCTTGGAGGTGCGCGCCGGCAAGCGCGGCAACACCGCCAACGTGCACCGGGTGACGTTTGATGAGGCCATTGAAGCCGGGCTCTACCAGCGCGTGTGCCTGCGCAAGGGCATCCCTTACAGCAAGGCGGCAGAGCGGGCCTGGGCCGACGGCGCCCGCCAGCTCTATGGCGACGGCGCTGCCGAAGAGCTGGACGTGATTCCCAGCAACTCGGGCACCCGTTACCTGAGCCTGGAGCTGATCAGCCAGCGCATGGTGGCGCCCTGGCCCGAAGCGCCTGCCGGCCCCGTCATCATCCGCAAGCGCTGGGACGATGGCTTTGCCTACCTGAGCGAAGAGGTGCGCGTGCATGCCGTGGCCGGGTGGCTGGCGGAAACCTTGGCCCCGCACTTGGCGCGGCTCAACCCGCAGCGCCCGCACGCGCTGGGGCAAGACTTTGCGCGCAGCGGCCACTTGAGCGTGATTTGCGTGGGCGAAGAGGGGGCCGACCTCATCAAGCGCGTGCGCTTGGTGCTGGAGCTGGGCAATGCCCCGTTCAGCGTGCAGCGGCAAATCCTGTGGTTCGTCATTGATCGCCTGCCGCGCTGGCGCGGTGCGGCGCTGGATTCCACCGGCAACGGCTCAGAGCACGGCGAAGCCACCGCGCAGCGCTACGGCACCATGCTGGTGGAAGCCATCAAGTTCACCGCCGCGTTCTATCTCGCCAATATGCCCAAGCTCAAAGCGGGGCTGGAAGACGGCACGCTCACGAACATTCCGCGCGATGAGCACCTGCGCGATGACCTGCGCAGCTTCGCGCTGGACAAGCGTGGCGTGCCCGTGCTGCCTGAAGAAACCATGCAAGGCGCTGGCGCCCGGGCCGCTGCGGCCGAGGGCGGCCAAAAAGGCCAGAAGCGCCACGGCGACTTTGCCATCGCACTGCTGCTGATGGTTTATGCCTTTGCCCGCGAAGTGGGCGAGATCGACTGGACGCCCATGCCGGCCAGCGCCTCGGCCTGGGCCGAGCGGCCCGACGAAGCCAACGGCCAGCGCCGGCCGCTGCGGCCCGATGACGACGACGACGAACCGGCCTTCGAAGCTGAGCGCTGGTGAATGGAGGGGGCCGGCCCAGTTCACCATGCGTTCCATTTTGTTCCAAAGGGGCCCAGGCGCGCCGAACGGGGGCGGGCAGGTGCATCGGGGCCTGCGAGCCTTTTAAACGCCCCAAACCGCCTTAAACCGCCTCCGACCGAATCACACACCGCCCACCATGATCCTCGACCAATTCGGCCAGCCGTTTGACCTGGCGGCGCTGCGCGAGCCGCAAACCGCCCGCGTGGCCATGCTGCCGCGTGAATGGGCCACCCACCCCGCCAAGGGGCTGACCCCGGCCCGGCTCGCCGCCATCTTGCAAGAAGCCGAGCAAGGCCAGCCCCTGGCCCAGCTCGACCTGGCTGACGACATGCTGGAGCGCGACGGCCATGTGTTCAGCGAGCTGGACAAGCGCGCCGCCGTGGTGGCGGCTGTGCCCTTCCAAATTGCGCCGCCGCCCAATGCCAGCGCGGCAGAAAAGCGCCTGGCCGAGCAAGTGGCCGAGCGTGTAGCCGAGTTGCCCATTCCGCAGATCGTGCGCAGCATGATGGACGCGGTGCTCAAAAGCGTTTCCGGCCAGGAAATGCGCTGGGCCATGGAGGAAGGCTGGCTGGTGCCGGCCGAGGTGAGCTTCTACCCGACACGCGGGCTGTGCCCCGACGAAAAAGGCCAGCGCTGGCAACTGCGCGACGGCGCCAGCCCCTACGGCCAACCCCTGCTGCCCGGCTGCTGGCTGCTGCACCGCCACCGCAGCCTGAACGGCTACCTGAGCCGCGACGGCCTGGTGCGGGTGCTGGCCTGGCCGCACCTGTTCAAGTGGAGCAGCCAGACGGATTGGATGGAGGTGCTGGAGATTCTGGGCATCCCCATGCGCCTGGGCACCTACCCCACGGGCGCCAGCGCAGCGGAAAAAAGCCGGCTCATGCAAGCCGTGGTGGGCCTGGGCCGCAATGCCGCCGGCATCATGCCCGCCGGCATGAAGATTGACCTGGTCAAAGGCGCAGAAGGCACCGAAGGCCCTTACACCAGCATGATGGATCGCATGGAGGCGGTGCAAAGCAAGGTCATCGTCGGCCAAACCCTCACCAGCGGCGAGGGCCAGCACGGCACCCAGGCGCTGGGCAATGTGCACAACGAAGTGCGCATGGACATCCGCGACAGCGACCTGGCGCAACTGGCCGTGACACTGACCCAGCAACTCCTGTGGCCGATGGTGGCACTGAACGTGCCGGGCATTGAGGCCCGCCGTGCGCCGCGCTGGCAGTGGCTGACCGATGAGGCCGAAGACATCAAGGCCTTTTCCGAGAGCGTGCCCAAGCTGGTGGGCATGGGCATGCGCGTGGGGCTGGAGTGGGCGCATGGCAAGCTGAAGATTCCTCTGGCCGAAGAGGGCCAGGCGGTGTTGACGGCTACCTCCGCTGCACCCACGCCCGAGGTGCCACCTGCCGGCCCTGCTGCCACGGCCCGCGCCAAGGGCGCCATGCCCTCGCAAGTCACCCCAGCAGCCAACCCGCCTTCCGACCCTTTGGACGGTGTGCTGGACGATGCCTTGAACGACTGGCGCCCGATGCTGGCCCCGATGGTGGAGCCGCTGCTGGCTGAGCTGGACCGGGCGATTGCTGCGGGCGAGTCGGCGCAGGCGTTCCGCGATCGCG